GGAGACAATGACCTTGCAACCTTTGGCGAACAGATTGTTGTCTTTGGTAAAGCCATGAAGGAGTATTCGCAGACTGTTTCTGGTCTGGATGCCGAGGCTGTTACCAATTCCGCTACAGCAGGAGCAATCCTCGTGGAGCTTGCAAATACCGTTCCGAATACGGGTGGGCTTGTAAGCTTCTTTGCAGGGGATAACGATCTCGAAACCTTTGGTGAGCAAATCGTTCCGTTCGGCGAGGCTATGAAGGCCTACTCCGATTCCATCACCGGCATCGATGCGGAAGCGGTAACTGCATCTACTACTGCGGCTCAGGCACTCGCTCAGCTTCAAGCCTCTCTGCCAAACATGGGCGGGCTTGTTGATTTCTTCACCGGAAGTAATGATCTTTCTACATTCGCAGAAGGTATTATTCCCTTCGGTGAGGCGATGAAGTCCTATGGCCAATCGGTGTCTGGTATTGATGCTGAAGCCATTACTGCATCTGCCGTAGCGGCTCAGGCACTTTCCCAACTCCAAGCGACCCTCCCCAATGTTGGCGGGGTCATGGAGTTTTTCACCGGTGGAAATGACCTTGGCAAATTCTCTGAGGGGCTGGTCCCCTTTGGAGCAGCCATGAAGTCGTATAGTGATTCTGTAGCCGGAATCAATGCAGAGGCTATTACTGCATCCGCCACTGCGGCCAAATCTCTGGCTGAGCTCCAGTCTGTTCTTCCGAATGTGGGAGGCGTCATGGAATTCTTCACTGGCGGTAACGATCTCGGTACTTTCGCCGCCGGCATCATTCCTTTCGGCGCAGCTATGAAGTCCTATGGGGAGGCTGTCGCCGACATCAATGCGGAAGCAATCACCGCATCCGCAATCGCGGCACAATCCCTTGCACAGCTTCAGACCACACTTCCGCAAATCGGCGGAGTTATGGAATTCTTCACAGGCAGCTACGATCTTGCGGCCTTTGGTGAATCCCTCATTCCATTTGGCGAAGCTATGAGCTCCTATGGAGCCGCTGTCGCTGGTATTGATGCTGGAGCTGTGACAAATTCGGCGACTGCCGGACAGGCCCTTGTGGAGTTGGCCAACACCCTTCCGAAATGTGGAGGATTGGCAGAGGTATTTACCGGAAGCAATAGCTTGGCCGCTTTCGGCGATGATATTATTCAGTTTGGCGAAGACCTCTCTGCCTACGCCAACGCCATCAAAGATGTTAAACCGGAAATCGTAACAGCCTCCGCGAATGCCGCACAAGCTCTGTCTAATTTGGCAACCGGTCTTCCGGATAGCAGTCTCTTTGACAAATGGTTCGGCGGCGACCAAACCCTTGCTTCCTTTGGCAAAGATATTGCCTCGTTTGGAACCGACATGGGTAATTACTATTCCAAGGTAGCCAGTATTGATTTGACGAAGCTATCCGGGGTTGTTGCTCAAGTTTGGTCTCTTGTTGATCTGGCTAAAGGAATTCAGGGCGTTGACGCAAGTGGTCTCAGTTCGTTTGGAAATTCGTTGAAAATCATGGCGAATACTGGGATTTCTGAGTTCACCTCGGCGTTCTCAAATTCAACCGCTGAAGTCAGCAAAGCCGTTCAGGGTATGCTGAGTTCCGTAAGCGTCTCAATCACAAATGGCAAAACTCTCACTACCCCTGGTATGGAATCTGTGATGAAGTCGCTGGCCGACGTCGTTACGAAGAAGGCCACGGAGATCAACAACTCTGTAACGACAATGATGAAGGGCGTTGCAACTACTATTCGTAGTAGTGACTCATCTATCAAGAGCGCGATGCAGACCGCACTCTCTGGAGCAGTTACCACTGTGAACAGTCTGAAGCCGCAATTCGAGACTGCTGGTGAGAATGCAGGCCAAGGCTTTGTCAATGGTATTCGTTCGATGCTTGATAGCTCAAGCGCGGCAGGCCGAAGTTTGGCATTGGCCGCATTAAATGCTGCTAAGAAGGCATTGGATAGTCATTCACCTTCTCGTGAGTTCATCCATCTGGGTGAAAATATGGGCGAGGGGTTGGCTATTGGCGCTAAGAACAGTATTGTCCCAGCTTCTCAGGCAACCTCTACAATGATCGACGAGGTTCTTAAGGTCAGTTCCAAGGGGATTGACGCATTCCAGGAGTGGGCAGAGGAAAAGAAGTATTATGGTGAACTCAGCCTAAAAGACGAACTGGCAGGCTAGGAGCGCCTACAGCAGATGTACAGGGCCGGAAGCGAAGAGCGCATCAAGATTGACCGAGAGGTCTACCGAATTCAAAATGAGCTCGTTGCGTCCACTTATCAAGCGTCTATTAACTGGATCGAGGAGGAGAAGTATTACAACCGGCTCAGTACGCAGGAAGAACTCGAAGCGTATGAGCGGATGCAGAAGCGATACTTGGAGGGCAGCGAGGAACGTAAGAAAATTGACCGCGAGGTCTACGCTCTTCGTAATCAGCTCATGGATGAATCTTATCAGCACTCCATGGACTGGATCGAAGAGGAGAAGTATTACAACCGAATGAGCCTTTCCGATGAGCTCGCCGCTTACAAGCGGGTGCAAAGCCGATATGCGAAGGGCACCGATGAGCGCAAGAAGATGGATCGTGAGGTCTACCGGCTTGAACAAGAAATCTATGAGGCCCAGAAGCAGTACATTAGCGACGTTCAGAGTGTCCAGAGCGAAGCAAATCAGAAACGTTTGGATCTCGAAGAGGAGTATGCCAATAAGGTCAAGTCCATCAACGAGAAATTAGCGTCTGATATCCAATCGCTGAATGATAAGTATCAAAGCGCATTGGAATCTCGCACCAATAGTCTTTACCAGTCCTATGGCCTCTTTGATGAGGTTAAGGAGCGGGAAGAAGTCAGTGGTGAAACGCTGATGAAGAACCTGACCGATCAGGTGAAGGAGTTTGGTGAGTGGCAGGATATTTTGGATAGCCTTTCTGCAAGAGGTCTGGATTCCGAGCTTGTCGGAGAGCTCCAAGAGATGGGCCCGTCCGCAATCGCGCAGATTAAAGCTCTCAACTCCATGAGCGATTCCGAGTTGGAGAAGTATGCTGCACTTTGGTCTATCAAGCACGCCCAAGCTCGTGAGCAGGCTGTTGGTGAGCTGGAAGGGCTCCGAATCGAAACCCAGAACAACATTGCTCAGCTTCGGGTCGATGCTGAACGGTAACTGGATGACTATCGTGCCACCTGGCAGACCAAGATGAACCAGGTCACCATCGATGCCAACAGGGAATTGGAAGAACTTCGTCAGGCCTTTGGCGAGAAAGTCGGTCTTATCAAGAAGGATACCGAAAAGGAAACGCAAGAGATGGCCGATGCCGCTCAAGCGATCCTTAAGGAAGCCGGATGGGATGAGACTGGCAAGCAGATCGTAACAGGCATTAAGGCTGGCGTCGAAGAGGAAAAGCCCAATTTCCTGGATGCTTTGACTCAGATGGCGTTGGACGGTGTTCAGGCTGTGAAAGACACACTTGACATCAACTCTCCTTCTCGGGTATTCCAGGAACTTGGTAACTTTACCGGTCTTGGTTTTGTGAAGGGGCTGACGGACTACGCCGATAAATCTTACGATGCCGCTGCCAATATGGCAGGGTATGCAACCGATGGCCTTTCCAACGCAATCTCCACTGTTTCCGATTTGGTCAATGGCGAGTTCGATATGCAGCCGAGTATCCGGCCTGTGTTGGACTTCACTGATGTGGCCAGAGGGGCCGGGGAACTTAACAACCTGTTTGGCTACACAAGAACACTTGCCCTTGCTGGGCAAACCAGTCTGGCATTTAACTCCACCTTGGACAAAGATGGAATGACAGTCACCGTTGACAACGATGGCGTTGTTCAGGAACTTCGTTCTTTGAGGAGCGAGATGGCAGAGATGACCGCTCGTTTGGAGCGGATGCAGGTTGTCCTGGACACTGGTACTCTGGTCGGTGAAATGGCCGATCCGTTGGATGCGGCTCTTGGACAGAAACAAGCCTTTAGGGGAAGGGGGATTTAGTATGTATCATTCTATCACATTTGACTTCGGCGAGAAGAACAAGAAGAACACATGGGATGACTGGCATCTGGTCCCCACTTCTCGGCCTGTTTTTAACCCGCCTGCACAAAAAGTAAAAACTATAGACATACCCGGTGGGGACGGCGTCATTGATTTGTCGCAAGCTCTCACCGGGTATCCCGTTTTCCAAAACCGAATCGGTTCTTTTGAGTTCATTGTGCCCAATTGGTTTGAACCGTGGGAAGCCGGAAAGATCGAACAGACTCCATGGCATTCGGTTTACTCCGAAATTATGGATCTCATTCACGGTCAATCTCTGAGAGCTATCTTAGAAGACGATCCCGAGTATTTCTACGAAGGGCGCTTCACCGTGAACAGTTGGAAGAGCCAAAAAGACTGGTCTCGCATTACCATTGATTACAGCGTCGGCCCCTATAAATGGTCGGTGCTGTCATCGATTGACGATTGGCTTTGGGACCCTTTCAACTTTCAAAATGGAGTTATTCGGGCTGCGATCTTCAAGAACATCTCAGTAACTACTGCGACTACTGCCCGTCAACTGGATGCAAAACTCTTTGGGCGGGCCCCCGTATGCCCTCATTTCCTTGTGACCAGCACAGCAAGGCGAGGAATTCACGTCCGTTTTGTGAACCCACAGTTGGGGATTGATGAAACCAAATTACTCCATGATGGGACTATCCAGATTCCGGAGTTCGTATTCTTCGGAGATCAGGGAGCTACCATTTATCTATGGTGCGATTCCGGTTCAGGGACCGTATCCGTTGACTTCAGACAGGGGAGGTTGTAACCAATGTATTCGATTTACGCAGACGGCGTTTGCATCTACAGCGATGTGTTTGCGCTCGAAAGCATGAAGGTTCTGAGTCCAAAACTGGTATTGGAAGACAACGGCGCTGGTTCGTTATCCATGAAACTACCCCCGATGAATGTTGGCTATGAATCCATCATCCGCATGATTACGGATATTTCTGTCCAAAAGGATGGAGAAGAGATTTGGGCCGGACGAGTCCTATCGGAAAGTAAGGATTTCTGGAATAATCGGGATCTTTACTGCGAGGGGGAAATGGCATTCTTTAATGATAGCTCTCAGCCCCCGGCAGAGTATCGCGGCCTCTCTGGTCGTGCATATTTGGAACGTCTGATTGCTGTCCACAACTCCAAGGTAGCTGCAAACCGGCAGTTCTCCCTTGGGGCTGTGACAGTAGTCGACAAGAACTTTCCAATCTATTACACGAACTATGAGAAGACCATGGAAATTCTCAACACCTTGGTCGAGCAGTATGGCGGCCATCTCAGAGTGAGAAAGGTAAATGGTGTCCGATATTTGGACTACTTGGCAGAATACCCCGATACATGCAGCCAAGTGATTCAGTTTGGGTCAAACCTTATTGATTTCACTCGAAAGTGGGACTCGACTGAGTTTGCAACTGTCATTGTTCCTCTTGGTAACCGGCTTGAGGACAGCCCCATTGAAGCTTTGGACGCTTATCTGACTGTGGAAAGTGTAAACCGGGGCAGTATGTACGTCCAGTCCAATGAAGCTGTGGCTGCATATGGCTGGATTGAGAAGACTGTCACATGGGACGATGTCAGTGATCCGGCAGTTCTGCTGGAGAAGGCGAAGACCTATTTAACTGACATTCAGTTCGATAACTTGGAACTGGAGCTAAGCGCACTGGATCTGCATTATCTGGATGTCAAAACCGAAGCGGTAAAACTCTTGGACGAGATTCGGGTCATATCCCGCCCTCATGGATTGGATCGGATGTTCCCGGTTAAGAAACTGGACATTCCGTTGGACAATCCAGAGCAGACACAATTCACCCTCGGTGACGCAGTGAAAACGAGTCTGACCAGCGTGAATAATCAGACCAGCGCCGCCATTCTGCAAAAGATTGAGGCCCTGCCCAAAGCCCACTCCATTCTCAAAGAGGCGAAGGAGAATGCCACTCAGATCATGAATATGGCCACCACTGGCTATATCACTATCACCAAGGACCAGTACGGCTCGGAAACTCTTTATATTTCCAATGTCCGTGACTATACAAAGGCCGATAAGTTGTGGAAATGGAATATGAATGGTCTCGGCTACTCCAACGATGGCGGGAAGACTTTCGGTTTGGCTATTACGATGGACGGTTCTATTGTGGCTGACTACATTACCACCGGCGTACTTAATGCAGATGTTATCCGGGCTGGAGTTCTCAAAGACTACGGTGGAAACTTTAGTCTTGATTTCGAGACCGGAAAACTGACCATGAAAAAGGGCTCTATCAATATCGGAAACGGTAATTTTACCGTTGATGAGGACGGAAACCTTTTTGCACGTCGAGGAACCTTCGCGGGAACATTATCCGGCGCTAAGGGAACATTCGGCGGCCAGCTTGTCGCAGCAAGCGGCGACTTCAAAGGTGTTGTACAAGCATCCGACTTCCTTGACCGTTATGGTCGGAGCATGATGAGTGGGGATAAGTTTGCCTCCGATTATCTGGACCTGTATGGACTGACCATCCGGAATAAGAACACTGGAGCCATTACATTCGCGGTAAGCTCCACCGGCGTCATCACCATCAACGGCAACGTCACTATGGGCGCCGGAAGTTCCATCAACTGGGCGCAGGTGACCAATCAAAATCTGGCCTACAACCACGCATACTCGCTGGCCGATAGCGCCAGGACAACCGCGAATCAGGCGTACTCACTCGCTGACGATGCCTACTACGAGGCTCAGGCCGCCTATAACCGAGCGAACCAGGCTTATAAAATGGCTAATTCCATTTAAATGCCTTGGTATATCAAATCCACTTACATTGATGCTACCACCATCAAATCCCCAGTTATCGAAGGTGGGGAATTCTACGGAGGCGAGTTTAACGTCATCGCTGGGAGCAGCTATGGAAGTTTCAACCTGTATGGTCCCTATGGCAACAGCCGGTATCATATGCTCACCATCAGCTACTACGAGGGCGATGCTCCCTACATCGACATTTACAGTCCTTGTGGCGGCTACATCACCATCGGTAGACGTAGAGGGGGTGTTTATTTTTCCGG